GTCAGCGATCCAGGCTCATTCGGCCTCGGCCGGCCCGAGGTGCTCCGAGATCGGGCGTTCTAGCCTCTCTGCGGCCCGGAGAGGCAGATTCGTGACGGCGCGGGGTGCACTGGCCGAGGATCGGACGGGCCGGCGGCAATCGGCGAAGGATCTGCGCGCGGATCGATCGACGCCACCGTGGCGCCGGTGGCGCACGAGCTCGAGGGTGGCGCGGGCGAAGCGGTGGATCGAGACGTACTGCCGAATCCCTACGGGGCCTCGAGCGGGAGAGCGATTCGAGCTCGAGGCGTATGAGCTCGAGATCCTCGAGGTGCTACTGGCCGAGGGCGTTCGCACCGGCGGGCTCCAGATCCCGCGCGGCAACGCGAAGAGCACTCTCTGCGCGGCGATCGGATTGTGGGCCGTGTGCGACACCGAGGGATCACCGCAGGTGCCTCTTGTGGCGTACAACGGGCTCCAGGCGGCCCGGACGCTCTTCCGGCCGGCGCTCGCGATGGTGGCGCTTCATCCGGCGCTCGAGTCGCGGTGCGTGCGGTATACGGCGAGCTCGGAGCGGCGGATATGGTCCGCGTGGAACAACGGCGATCTACTCCCGTTGCCGGCGGACGTGGCGCGGCTCCAGGGGCTGAATCCGGCGGTGGCGTTGCTCGATGAGGCGCAGACGAGCTCGCCGGCGGTGCTCTCGGCGCTCATTCAGGGTGCCGGTAAGCGGGCCGAGTCGCTCGTGCTCGCCATCGGGACGCCGGCCGCGCGTGCGGAGGGATCGGCGCTCGCGGATCTTCGAGCTCGATCTCGAGACGGGGCGCGCGTGGCGTGGATCGAGTACGCCGCGGAGGCCGGCTGCGCGATCGATGATCGAGAGCAGTGGCACCGTGCGAATCCGGCGATCAAGGCCGGGATTCTCTTCGAGGATGAGCTCGAGGCCGAGCTCGGCACGGTGGGTGAGGCTGAGTTCCGTATGTACCGGCTCGGCCAGTGGGTCGATGCGGCGGACGCGACGTGGCTCCCGGTGGGCGCGTGGGAGGCGTGCCCCGAGCTCGAGGCGCCACCGGAAGGCGCCGAGATCGTGCTCGCGCTCGCCGGTACGTGGCGATCTTCGATCGCGCTCGTGGGCGCGACGTTCGATGGTGGTCTCTTCCTCGCGTGGCACGCGGACCGGGCGTCCGATAGCGAGCTCGAGGACGTGCTCTCGATGGCGTGGGAGCGGTGGACCGTGCATGTGCTCGAGGTCGCGCCACGCGTCAGGCCGAATCTTGTGCGGCGGCTCATCGATGGTGGCCTACCGATCGATCAGTGGGAAGGCTCGGCGGATCTCGAGGTGACGAGCTCCACGGAGTGGCGCCGTGCGATCACCGAGGGACGAGTACCGCACGATCACGCGCCGATCATCGCGGAGCATGTTGGCGCGCTTGTCGGCATCCCCACGGCGGATGGATCGCTACGGCTCGCGGCGCCCGATCCGGATACGGACGTGAGCGCGGCGCGCGCGGCGCGGATGGCGTGGGTGACGGCGACGGCGATCGGCGACGCGCCGGTGCCGAGGATCTACTGAGGGGAGACGTGATGGCGTCCACCATGCTCGAGCGGATCTCGAGCTCACCGCGTGTGCAGCGTGCGCGCGCGGAGCTCGCTCCACGCGTGCAACGTGCGCGCACGGTCGCACGGTCGATTATCGGTAGTACCGGCTACACCATGCCGGGACCGTATACGTCAATCTTCGTTTCCGGTAATGGGATGGCGCCGTGGCTCATGCGCGTGCCGGAACAAGTGGCGATGAGTATCGGCGCGTTCTATCGGGGCGTGTCGATCTTCGAGGAGATGATCTCCACGATGCCCGTCACGCGGTTACGTGGACGTGATCGGCTCGATGATCCGCCATTCATCGTGCATCCGGCCGGGACCGAGGTGGGATGGACGGACGAGATCGGCCAGATTGTGCGATCACTCATTCTGCGCGGCAACGGATACGCTCTCCCTACCGCGTGGGCCTTCGACGGATTCCCGTCCGCGTTCACGGTGCTCGATCCCGATCAGGTGGGCGTCGAGATCGACGCGTCCGGCGCGAACGTGATCTATTCGTGGACGAATCTCGACGGCTCGAGCTCGAGCATCGTGAATCCAGACGGCACGGAGCTCTTGCACCTCCGATTGCACCGGCCGCCGGGTTGCTTCATGGGCGTGGGCGTACTCGACGCCGCGGGGATGGGGATCGGTACCGCGTTCGCTACCGAGCAGTTCGCCGGCGACGTGGTAGCGAATCCCGTCCCGCCGGCGATCCTCAATAGCGCGCTCCGCTTGAACGGGAAACAAGCGGGCGATCTCCAGGCGCAATGGATCGAGTCGCTCGCGAACGCGTCCGGCGCGCCGGCGGTGCTCTCCGGTGGCGTCACCTATCAGCCGTTACAGGTGACACCACGCGACGTGGAGCTCATCGCGGCGCGGCAATGGAACGTCACGCAGATCGCGGTACTGCTCGGCCTCCCACCGATGTACCTCGGCGGGGATCTCGGCCGTTCGCTCACGTACACCACTACCGAGAGCGAGTTCGCACGCTTGTGGACGATGGCGCTCATGCCGGTATCAGTGGTGATCGAGCGGGCGTTCGGCTCGTGGGTGCCTCGAGGGCACCGCATTCGATTCGTGCCCGATTCCGTGCTCCGCGCGCAGACGCTCGATCGCTATCGCGCGTATCAGATCGGTCTCGCCGCGGGATTCCTGACCGTGGATGAGGTGCGCGAGACCGAACACCTCGGCGAGCTCCCGGAAGAGCTCACACCATCGACCGAGAACACCCCGCCGCCGGCAGACGCGCAGGGCGGTGGGATCACGCCGGCCGGCCCGGACGCGCAGGCCGGCGGCATCCCGCCGGCAGGCCCGGATCAGTCCGTACCCGCGCCGGCGCAACCGACACCGATAGGAGCGTGACCGATGAGCGAGATCCTGATCCGCAGATTCGAGGCCGAGCTCGCGCCGGCGGACGGGCGCACGATCGTGGGCCGAGCCGTACCGTTCGACGTTGCCGCGCAGGTATCGGACCCGCCGGCGTATCACCCCTACCGTGAGCTCTACCGGATGGGCGCCTTCCGGCGTTCCGTCCGATCACCGCACCGCGTGCTCTTGAACTATGAGCATCGGGACGGGCTCGGCGACGTGATCGGCCACGCGGTGGAGCTCACCGAACGTGCCGATGGGCTGTGGTGCAAGTTCCGAGCTCTCACCGGCGCGGCGGGTGATACGGCACTCGAGCTCATCGCGGCGGACGCGCTGACCGGCCTCTCCGTGGGTGTGGTCCCGGATCGGCGGCAGACGCGCACGCTCGAGGACGGCACCGTGGAGCGTTCCGGCGTGCAGCTCATCCACGTGGCGCTCACCGGCCGGCCGTCATTCGCCGAGGCGCAGGTGGCCGGTATCCGCTCCGCGGCACGTGCGGCGCCGAGCTCACCGGAACGCGTGCTTGACGAGCTCGAGACGTTGCGCGCATCCTGGGCGGACCGCTAGGGACCGCACCTCGGAAGAGACCGACCGACACCCCGGAGCTCGAGTGCATTCGAGTGGCCGGCACCTCGGAGGCTCCGGCCGACACCCGGCGACACGGCACAAGATCCGCACGCGTCCCGGAGGTGCTTACCGTGTCCACCATCCTCGATCGGCTACTCGCCGAGCGTTCCACGTTGCTCGAGCAGTGCGAGACGATTGCGAACACCGCGCAAGAGGAAGAGCGCGATCTCTCCGATGCCGAGATGCAACTGATCGAGCGGAGCACTGCGCGCGCGCGTGACGAGCTCACACCGCAGATCGATCAGCAGACCGAGCTCGAGCAGATCCGCACCGCGCACACCGAGGCGCTCGCACGGCGCGTGCCCGCGGCGATCGAGCGGCACGAGACGAGCGCGGTGCCGGCCGGCGCAGACGAGAACGTGGTCTACCGGACGTTCGCGCAGTACGCGCGTGACGAGATCATCCGCCGGTTCGATGGGATCGCGCAGATGGCCGGCGGGCCGAACGCGCGCACCGCGGCGATCGAGCGGCTCGATCGAGCGGTGGCGAACACGATCTCGAGCGACGTTGCGGGGCTCATGCCCACGCAATACATGACGCAGATCATGCAGGTGATCGACACCTCCCGGCCGATCGTGGACGCGGCGCGCGGCGTGGGGCTCACGTCCGGGAAGCTCTCCTATCCGAGCATCACGCAACGGCCGATCGTGGGGAAGCAGACGGCGGAAAAGACCGAGGCCCCATCACAGAAGATGACCGTGACATTCGTGGACGTGATCGCCGACACCTACGTGGGCGCCGGCGACATCTCGTGGCAAGCGATCAACTGGACCACGCCGGACGCGCTCACCTTGTGGTTCGAGCTCGCCGCGGAGCAGTACGCGATCCAGACCGAGGCGGCCGCCGGCTCCGTGCTCGGCGCCGTAGGCACCACGCCGATCGCAGTGGCGAGCGACGATCTCGAGGGATGGCTCGCGGCGATCACCGCGGCGGCCGGACAGATCTACTCCAACACGCGGCACCGTGCCGACACGATCTTCGCCGGCATCACCGAGGGGTACCGGCTCATCGGACTCGCGAGCTCGGCCTCGCCGGTATTCGTTGCGGGCGGCCAGTTCAGCCTCGCGACCGGCACCGGCGGAATCGCCGGACTGCGGCTCGTGATCTCGCCAGGGCTCCCGGCCACGTCCGTGATCGTCGCGAACGCCGGCTCGCTACTCGCCGCGGAGACCGCGGGCGCGCCCGTGGAGCTCCGAGCCGTGGAGCCGGCGCTCGGCGGTATGGAGGTCGGGATCATCGGCGCCTTCGTCGCGAAGGCAACCGAGGCCGGCGCCTTCGTCCCGCTCACACCACCGGCCTAGAAGGGGAGGAATCGGCGATGAGTCAGATCGGACCGAGCTCGAGCACAGCAGATCCCGTCGCGGCGCCGGCGCAGACCGATACGGGCGCGCCGGACGACGCGGCGGTGCCCGGTGAGGGGCCGAGCTCGCACGAGACGTGCGGACAGTTCCCGGCGGACGAGATCGCCGGCAAGTAGTGCATGGCCTACGCGACCGTGGACGAGCTCGCCGCGCAACTGCGGCAGGCCGTCACGCCGAAGAACACCGACTGGTATCAGCTCTGTCTCGACGCCGCGGCGCTCGAGATCGATCATTGGCTCGATCTCGACGCGGACGCGCCCGCATGGCCGGACCCGCCACCCGCGTTGCTCACGACTACGAACGTCGCGCGCGCGGTCGAGTGGGTGAAGGCCAACGATGCAGCGTTCGGCGCGATCGGATTCGCCGATTCCGGCGTGCTTCGCACACCGCGCGACACCTTCGATCGGCACGCGATGACTCTGATCCCGCTGAAGGCACAGTTCGGTATCGCAGGATGACCGCGGCGCCGTTCGCCGATCTCCGCGCGCACGTCGCCGCGGCGCTCAGCGCGTTCGATGAAGAGGTGGCGGTACTTGAGGCTCCCGTCGATGCGGTCGAGCCTCCCGCCTTCATGCTCACGTGGTCACAGCCGTGGATTCAGCCGAGCACACCGTGCGTGTGGACCACGCGTCTCGACGTGCTCGCGATCGCCGGCCGCATCGATCCCGATCCGGGCGTTGCCGAGCTCGAGCGGCTCGTGGCCGGCGCGATCTCTTACGTGCGGGACGTGCCGATCGTGCAAGTGACCGCGCCAGGCGGGCTCGAGATCGGCGGCGTGATGTATCTCGTCGCGCGCATCACGATGCAGAGCTCTCTACTAGTGGAGGTAGGACAGTGAGCGAGGTAGCGCCTTTCATTCTCAATCACCCGATCATTCAGGTGGGTGACAGTACGACCACGCCACCCGGCGCGCAGATTCAGTGCTCCGCGAATGAGGTCCACGCGACCGTCACGCAGGATGACACCGTTACCGAGACGTTCTGCGGCTCGTATACGAGCTACAAGGCCGAGGTTTGGCTCATCACGCTGAACGCGCTCGCGTCTTACGGCGATGACGGACTGTGGAACCTCATGCGGCCCTTCGTGGGTCAGGTGGTCCCCTTCATTCTCGTGCCGGACGGCGATCAGGACGTGAGCGTGGACAATCCGGCGATGACCGGCACGGCACGCGTCAAGGCGTTCTCTTTCATCGACGCCACCGTGGGTGAGGCCAGCGCGTTTGACTTCGTGCTCGCGGTGCAGGGCACGCCGGACTTTCCGATCACGCCACCGAGCAACCTCCTACCGGAGACGACCGGCGCAATGCAGCAGGCGGCCGAGCCGGCAGGCGCGCCGGCGTAGTGGCCGGCGCCACGTTCGGGATCCGCGTGGACTGGACACAGTTCGAGCGCGCCATGCTGCGCGTCCTACCCGCGGCGCACGTCGCGGAGGTCGCAGGCGGTAGCGGCGCGGCGGCCGAGCTCGCCACCGCGACGCGTGCCGCGGTGCCCAAGATCTCGGGGCGGCTCGCCGGCTCGATCACCGTGCGGCCGAATCCGGCCGGCGCCACGCTCGAGATGGGCACGATCTACGCGGGATGGGTCGAGTACGGCGGTACCCGCGGCCGCCAGTACGTGCCTCGAGGCCGGTACCTCGGCCGAGGTCTCCCGGCCGCGACGCTCACGCACGCGCGGCTCACCGAT